GAACGGGCCGGGCTCGGTGAAGACCAGTTCCTTGCCCTGGCCGACGGTGCCGGTGGTGAGAGCGGTGGCGATGCCGGCGCGCTTGAGATACTCGGCGGCGCGCTGGGCAAGATGCATGTTGATGCCCAGGTTGTAGGGAACGAAGAGGCCGCCGTGGCGCTTGCCGTCAGGCGATTTCTTTTCCACTTCCTGGGAGACTTCCATCTCGAAGCAGTTTTCGCTGCGCTTGTTCTCCTGGTTGTCCGCCATGGTGACGATGCCGCGGCACAGGTTGTAGCGCTTCTGTTCCTGCTCGGTGAGGACCACGTTCTCAGCGGCGGGCTGGGGCAGCTTGGTGGCGTTGCGCTTGGCAACGTCGGCGAGGATCTCGCTGGCGGCGATTTCAAGGGTCATTCCGTCGCGCCCAATCATTTCCGCAGCGCGCTTCGGGTCGATCCCGTGAGTAGTGCAGAGCGTCAGAATCTCTGCGGACTGTTTCGGGTTCATCTGTTTTTCTCCTACTTGGATTGGCTGCTTGGGCGCCGCAGCGGAGCGTTGAACTTCGTCGGTCACTGTGACCGGGAACTCTTCTTTGCCGGAATCGGCGCGGCCGGGGCCGACGGTGTGATCGGCGGGGACGGCAACGGTCGAGCCCTCCATGGGCTGCCACCTGGTGACGCGATAGGTGCGATGCTTCTCGCCGTTTACGTCCTCTTCTTTTTCCAGGCGCATTTCCAGCACGCGGTAGCCGATGCTGGTGAAGGGGCGGATGCCATCCTGTACGTCGCGCTTGATGTCCTGGGCATGATCGCTGCGCGAAAAGCGCAACTGGCCGCCGCCCTTGTGGCCGTCACTCTTGAAGCCGTCCACGATGCCCACCTGGTCGCGGGTGTCGTGATCGACACAGAAGGAAAGGCCGCGGCTGCAGCGGCTGAGATCGATGGAGGCAGGCTTGTGGTCGAGAATCTCATCGCCGAACCAGCGCGGCACGGCCACATCGGACGAAAGCGAAACGTCAAAACGGTCTTCGTCGGCGCGTTCGTCTTCCTGGTCCTCGTCGTCTTCGTCGTCATAGCCGTCGCCGTCGGAGTCCGGGGACTCTTCCTTCTGCTTGGCGCGCTGCTCTTCGGTGAGAGAGCGCTGGGCCAGCAACCATGCGGTGCGCAGCTCAAACTCAAGCTCGGAACTTTTCTTGCTGTCGCCTTCGTCGGCGATCTTGATGCCGTGCGCCTTGGCCGCCGCGACGATCTTCGTCCAGGCTGCGGCTTTCTTGGCCGCGTCCGGCATGTCGGTGCTGGCGAAACGCGCGATGGCGTTGCGGATGTGGCGCTTGGTCTTGGCCTCAGTGCTGAACTTGATGGGCAGCTTCCAAGTTGCCTTCTGTTTGGCGTCGCCCACGTAGGCGAAGGCGTCCATGGCGAGGTCCTCGCCGGCGACGCGCTTGGTGCTGGACTTTTTGACGGCGCGCAGCTCCAGGGGGAGCACGCGATGCAACACGGGAAGACTGCGGATTTCGATTTCTTGCGCCATGGTTATTTGCTCCCTGCGCCAGCGGCGGCGGCTTCTTTCTCGCCCTCTTCGGTTTCCTGGTCCTCGACCTCGGCGGGATTGTTCTGCGTGCCCGGACGGTTGGGCGGCTGCAGGTTCATCTGAATGCCGTAGGCCTTGGCCAGCTTTTGCGCCTCGGCGATCTCCTCATAAATCTCTTCGAGGTCATCGCCGCGTTCGGCCACCACGCGCTCCGGCGAGTTGATGGCTGCCGCGATGTCGATAATTGCGCCTTGGGAATCCTTGAGCGGATCCACCCAGCGCCAGCCGCGCGGCATCCATACGCAGGCGCGGAAGCGCGCCGGGTCGCGCGAGTCCAGCACCAGGCCGCCGGCAAGCAGCGCCATGTCCAGCCAGGCGTCGAACAGCGGTTGCATGAAAGCCTCGCTGAACCATTGCTGCACGATGGTCCAGTGATCGCGCTCGATGAGCAGCCCCGAGCGCAGCGAACTATAGTTGACGCCTACCAGGTCGTTGGCCAGCGAGTTGTAACTGGCGCCGAGGCCGCTGGCGATGAGGCGAAGATTGGCCTGAATGTATTGGGCGAAAGCGTTGGCCGGGTGATCCGAATTGTTGCTGACAAACTCCAGGCCGGGGGGCAGCTTCTCGTACATCCCAGGGTTGGCTTCCATGCGCAGCGGCGTGGTGGGATCGGGCGCATCGTAGGTGGTCGCGTCCTTGTACTGGAACCAGCCGGGCTTGGCGGCACTGACGCGGGCGGCGACCAGCTCCGCCTCGGTGTAGCCGTGCATCATCTTCAGGGCCATCATCACCGGATGGAACCAGGTGAGCCCGCGGGTTTGCTGCACTCGCATGGGATCGTAGACGTGAATGATCTGCCCGGCCGGCACGCGCTCGCGCAGCAGCGAGCCGCCGTAATCGGACGGATGGCCGGGATTGATCCAGTAGGCGACGGGCTTTCCCCAGGAATCGACTTCCACGCCCAAGCGGATTTCGTTGACGCCCTTGCCGGGAGCGCGCGAGTAGAGATGATCGACCTGGTCGGCATCGATGAGCTGCAAGGCGAGCCCGTAGGGATTGGGCCAGCCGCGCACCAGGCGGACGAAAGCCTCGCCATCCATGGCGACGGTGCGCAGAACAAGATCCTGCACGGCGCGCAGCGAGAGCTTGCCATCGCAGGAGCAGGTGTCTTTCTTGCCCCACTGCGCCCAGGCGTCCTCGATCTTGGAGTTGAAAGCGCGGTTGAGCTGGCCATCGTTGTTGCGGACACGGCCCCGGTAGCGGATGCCGCGATCGCCGATGACGTTGGTGGCGAGCAAATTGAGAAAGTGCTTGGCGGTGGGATTGTTGCGCACCAGCTCGCGCCCACGGGCGCGCAGGAGGCGCAGGTTGCCGCGCGCTTCCTGGTCGGGCGAGAGAATGGGCGCTACCCAGTCCAGGGTGAGACGATTGCCGGCGGAGCCTTCGAAGACAAACGTGCGCTTGCCAGCGGCGGGTAACGCTGCGCTGCCTGCCACAGGCGCCTGGAGGTCTAACGTGGTGAGCCTGGTACCGCCCAGGATGGGGATCACAGCGAGGCCTCGCGGCGAGCCACTTCGTCAACCACGGCGCCAGCCGCCATTTCCCAGGCAGCGCGGATCGCGGGCGCAAGGGCAGCCCACTCGGGCAGCGGAGCGCCGGATACCAGGCTCTTGCGGCCGGTGGCGGCACAGTAGGATTCGTAGGCGAGATGGCCGAAGGTTTTCATTACTGTCCCGCTCCGGGGAGCCCGGTGACGTCCACCCAGGTCGGCGGATAGTTGGCATCGTTGGATTCGTCGAGGAAGTCGATGTAAACCGGTTCGCCCACGGCGCCGGGATTGGCAGCCTTCCAGATGTTGGCTTTTGCTACAGCGCGAATCTGCATCAGTTCCTTGACCGGGATCTTCACGATCACGCGGCCGCCGATCTGGTAGTGCTCGATGTCGGCGGTGATGCGACCGCTGAGCACCGCTTCGATGGCGGCCAGGGTCTGCTCCCAGAAAGTAAGGCAAGCGCCGGGAGGCGCGGTCGAGAGATCGACGAGGATCTGCACGGTTCCATTGCCAACGGTGTAGACCTCGCCGGTGGTGGCGTTGGTGACGCGCTCAATGTAGCGGTAGATGCCCGGAGGCACGGCCAGCTTGGCGGGAGTGAGCACCACGTCGAAGCCGTCGGCGCCGTCCTCTCCCACCTGGTTAAAGATGGCCGTGGGACCGTTGAAATAGATGGTGTAGGCCCAGTCCGGCGCTTCGTAGAGGTCGAAGGTGCGGGTGAATTTGACGGTCTCGCCGGCGGTAAAGACGGTGGGCACGTCCGAGTACTGGATGAGCGGGTTGTACGCGGAGGAACTCACACAGCTAGGCTGCGGCAGGGGAACAATGGCGACAACTGGAGAATGGCTCCAGACAAGCGCCCGCGGCCGGCAGCGCGCAGCGCGTTACGCGATGGGGCTCAGTCGGGACGTTCCTGCATGCCCCATCCATACCTTCTGTACTTGGCGAGGCGCGCCTCTTTGCGGCCTGCGCGCCTGTACTTCCCCGGCATTTGCCACCCGTCCACGTTCTGGAAGGGGCTCCCGACCTGGAGGTCATCCCGTAGCGCCCAGATGGCTGCGAGACGGAGACGGAAGGGAGACAGGCGGATTTTTCGCTGAGCACACTTCATGCGGGGATTTTACCTCAGTCCCGCCACCCATTGACCCAGCTTGAGCCGCCACTCTGGCCCGTGTCCGGCTCCCCGGCGCCTTCGGTTGGCT